GTAATAGTGCATCATAATATATTTAGAAGATGGCATGACGTTAAGGGTAGAGAAAGAAATAGTAAATCTTACTGGAAAGAAAATAAATATCTAATAACTGAAGATCAAATGTTTCTTTATAAAAGAAAAGATTGGTTTGCTACACCTGGTTTTAGTTTTATCAAACCACTAAAAGCTATTAATAAGTTTAACACGAAACAAGAAAGACCACTAGTTGGTGTTATTAAGTATTCTGATGGAACTTTCAATAAAGAAGAGTTGGTTGGATTTAAACCAAGTAGTGAATATGAGTTTGTTATAGATGGTGAAAGATTATATAGAGTTTTAAATAAATTTATTACAATTAAATATGAATATCAAGGAAACGAAAAAGAATATAATCCAAGCTGGGCACAAAGCAGTTGAAGAACTCATTAAAGTTGCTAGAGAAGAAATAGTTGATTCAGATGAAGATATATCAGCTGATAGATTAAAGAACGCTGCAGCTACAAAGAAACTAGCTATATTCGATGCGTTTGAAATATTAAATAGGATCCACGAGGAAGAGGCTATGCTTGAAGGTAAGCCAATTGAAGAAGAAAAGAAAACAGCTTTTAAAGGATTTGCAGAAGGAAGATCTAAGTAATGTATAATCAAACTCTATACAAGGTTGTAGAATCTGTGAGATCAAATACCATTAAAAGACTTAACAAGTCTAAAAAGTGGGAGTATGGTTATGATAAAGAAAATAATATTGTTGTAATATCAAAAACAGGTATGATAGGTGATATTATCGAGATACAAGGTTTACAGGTAGCTTTACCTAAACAACCTAAAGAAATATACTCTTGTAGTAAGAATAAAGAAGAACAAAGGTGGAAACAGTTTCCATCTAATCCTGATTTTAAAAGAATTAAAACAGTATTTGATTGGCAAGATTATCCAGATGATTTTAAAGAAAAACATTATGGATATATAGATGAAGAATTTAAAAGAAGAGATGAGGGATTTTGGTTTATGAACAATGGTAAACCAACATACATAACAGGTGCACATTATATGTATCTACAGTGGAGTAAAATAGATGTTGGCGCTCCAGATTATAGAGAGGCTAATAGATTGTTCTTTGTATTTTGGGAAGCTTGCAAAGCAGATAAAAGAAGCTATGGGATGTGTTATTTAAAAAATAGACGTTCTGGTTTTTCTTTTATGAGTTCAGCTGAAACAGTTCATCAAGCAACACTAGCAAGTGATAGTAGATTTGGTATACTATCTAAAACAGGTAGTGATGCTAAAAAAATGTTTACTGATAAAGTAGTGCCGATAAGTATTAATTATCCTTTCTTCTTCAAGCCTATACAAGATGGTATGGATCGACCAAAATCTGAACTAGCTTATAGAGTACCAGCTAAAAAGTTTACTCGTAAAAAAATGAGGGAACGAGAAGAGGTAGATGATATGCAAGGTCTCGATACAACTATTGATTGGAAGAATACAGGTGATAATAGTTATGATGGTGAAAAATTAAATTTACTAGTTCACGATGAAAGTGGTAAATGGGAGAGACCTGATAATATAAAAAACAACTGGAGAGTTACAAAAACTTGTTTACGATTAGGTAGTAGAATAGTTGGTAAATGCATGATGGGAAGTACTAGTAATTCCCTTGAAAAAGGTGGTGATAATTTTAAAAATCTATATTATGATTCAGATGTTACCAAACGAAATAGAAACGGACAAACTAAGTCAGGATTATATTCTTTGTTTATTCCTATGGAGTGGAATTACGAGGGATTCATTGATAGATTCGGACAGCCTGTATTCGATACTCCTAAACAACGAACACTTGATCCACATGGAATAGAAATAGATTGTGGAGTTATAGATCATTGGGAAAACGAAGCTGATGGCTTGAGAGACGACCAAGATGCTTTAAATGAATTTTATCGTCAGTTTCCTAGAACAGAAGAACATGCATTTAGAGATGAAACTAAAAATAGTTTATTTAATCTAGTTAAGATATACGAACAAATAGATTATAATGAAGGAAATAAAAACTCATCAGTATTAACGCCTGGTAATTTTCAGTGGACTAATGGAGTTAAAGATACTCAAGTTACATTCAATCCAGATCCAAATGGTAGATTTAAAGTAAGTTGGGTACCAGGAGGTAAATTACAAAACAACGTTATAATAAAAAATGGCGTAAAATATCCAGGCAACGAACATATGGGTGCATTTGGTTGTGACTCGTATGATATATCTGGAACAGTAGATAACAAGGGTTCTAAAGGAGCTTTGCATGGATTAACTAAGTTTTCTATGGAAGACGCTCCAGCTAATACTTTCTTTTTAGAATATATAGCTAGACCTCAAACAGCAGAGATATTCTTTGAAGATGTTTTGATGTCATTGATATTTTATGGTATGCCATTGCTAGCAGAGAATAATAAACCAAGATTGTTGTACTATTTACGAAGAAGAGGTTACAGAGGATTTAGTATGAATAGACCTGATAAGGTTTGGAATAAATTATCAACAGCTGAAAAAGAAGTAGGTGGAATACCTAACTCTAGTGAAGATATAAAGCAGGCTCATGCAGCGGCAATTGAAATGTATATAAACGATCACGTTGGTTTATTAGAGGATGGAACCTATGGATCAATGTACTTCACTGAAACTTTGAATGATTGGGCTAAGTTTGATATAAACAAAAGAACAAAGCACGATGCTTCAATAAGTACAGGTTTAGCAATAATGGCTTGTAATAGACATTTGTACCGACCAAATCCAAAAGTTAAAAAACCTTCATTAAACCTAAATATATCTAAATATAACAATAAAGGATTTCAATCAACAATAATAAAACAATAGTATGACAGGTTATACCGTAAATTTTCCTTCTCAAGCAGTAAGTGATTTAGAAAAAATGTCGCAAGACTATGGATTAGAAGTAGCTAAGGCTATAAAACAAGAATGGTTTTATGATTCAAGATCTAAATTTAATACGAATTTAAATAACTTTCATAAACTAAGATTATACGCTAGAGGTGAACAGCCTATACAGAAGTATAAAAATGAATTATCTATTAATGGTGATTTATCTTATTTAAACTTAGACTGGAAACCAGTACCTATAATATCAAAGTTTGTTGATATTGTTGTTAATGGTATGGCTCAAAGATCTTACGAAATTAATTGTTTTTCTCAAGATCAATATGGAATAAGTAAAAGAACAGAATACATGGAGTCTATGCTTCGTGATATTAGATCTAAAGAATACAATGATATAGCAAAGCAACAGTTTGGAGTTGATCTTTATGAAAACGATAAAGAAACCTTACCTGATACAGAAGAAGAGTTAGCGTTACATATGCAACTTAATTATAAACAAGCTGTAGAGTTAGCAGAAGAACAAGCTATAAATGTTCTAATGGAAGAAAGTGATTATGATCTTATAAGAAGAAGATCTCTTTACGATCTAACTACAATAGGTATAGCAGCAACTAAAACTACATTTGATTGGAATAGTGGAGCTAGAGTACAATACGTTGATCCAGCTACATTAGTTTACTCTCACACTGAATCACCTTATTTTGATGATATATATTATATTGGTGAAGTAAAAGAAATACCAATAAACGAACTAGTAAAAGAGTTTCCAGAATTAACAGAAAAAGATATTGAAAGATTATCAAAATATTCTGGTAAAATAGATACATATCGTAAAACTGATTATGATAAAAACAAAATAGAAGTTCTTTACTTTAATTACAAAACTCATTCAAATGACGTTTATAAGTTAAAGAAAGTGGCCACAGGAGCTGAAAAGGTAATAGAAAAAGATGATACATTTAATCCTCCTAAAGATATGGACGGAGAGTTTAGTAGGTTAGAAAGAGTTGTTGAAACTTTATACGAAGGAGTATATGTTATTGGAGCGGATGAATTATTAAGATGGAGGATGGTTCCAAACATGATGAGGAGCGATTCTGATTTTGGTAAAGTTAAAATGAGTTATCAAGTTGTTGCTCCAAGAATGTACGAAGGTAGAATAGAATCTTTAGTTAGTAGAATAACTGGTTTTGCCGATATGATTCAATTAACTCATTTAAAACTACAACAAGTAATGGCACGTATGGTTCCTGATGGAGTATTTCTTGATGTTGACGGTTTATCAGAAGTTGATCTTGGTAATGGAACAAACTATAATCCACAAGAAGCCTTAAACATGTTCTTCCAAACTGGTAGTGTTATAGGTAGAAGTTTTACATCTGACGGTGATGCTAATCCAGGCAAAGTACCAATACAACAAATAAACAATGGTGTTAGTAGTAATAAATTACAAAGTTTAATTACAACTTATAATTATTACTTACAAATGATAAGAGATGTAACTGGACTTAATGAAGCTAGAGATGGTAGTATGCCTGATGCTAACGCTTTAGTTGGTGTTCAAAAGTTAGCAGCTGCAAACTCAAATACAGCGACAAGACATATACTACAATCTATGTTGTACATAACAGCTGAATCAGCAGAGTGTTTGTCTCTTAGAATAGCAGATATAATAGAATACTCTCCAACAAAACAAGCTTTCATACAAGCTATCGGTGCTCACAACGTAGCGACTCTAGATGAAATGAAAGAATTACATCTTTATGATTTTGGTATATTTATAGAACTATTACCAGATGAAGAAGAAAAAGCAATACTTGAGAATAATATACAAGCTGCATTAGCTCAACAATCAATTGATCTTGACGATGCTATCGATTTACGTAATGTTAGAAACGTGAAACTAGCTAATGAGTTGTTAAAAGTAAAGCGAAAAAGAAAAATACAAAGAGATCAACAGATGCAGCAACAAAACATACAAGCTCAAGCACAGGCAAACGCTCAAGCTCAACAAGTAGCTGCTCAAACAGAGGTTCAAAAGAATCAAGCTAAAACTCAATCTGAAGCTCAATTAGAGCAAGCTAAAAGTCAATTTAAAATACAGTACTTACAACAAGAAGCTCAAGTTAAAAAAGATTTAATGGCATATGAGTTTGAATTAAACTCTAGATTAAAAGGCATGGAAAGAGAAGTTGCAGGTAGATTAGAACAAGTTAGAGAAGATAGAAAAGACCAAAGAGTTGATAGACAAGCAGCTCACCAAAAAGATATGATAGACCAAAGAAGTACAGGTGATTCACTTAAAAAGTTTGAGTCATCGG